ACGTAATGAATTCCCGGATAAGTTAAGGATCTGGGGTCAAGTAGATGTCGCGCGATAAGGTAAAACGCATCGCTTGACCATGCTTCGAGCTTGTTAAGTAGCAGGAGTACACGCTGATGCCATTTGAAATATTGATGGCTTAGGAATGGAAAGGTGATCTTGACAAGCTACAAGCTTGAGCCCTGATCCAGTAGAAAATCGGACCCGTGGGACCTGCTGGATCTGGGGTCAAGTTAGCTGGAGCAAGCTCCGTTAAATAACGCGGCTGGCTTCTTGACCAAGAAAGGTTTATCAAATCTCCTTTCAAAGTTTATTTGATAGACCGAAACACCATAGCTTGGCGCTCGGTGCAACTTTCCGAAGCGCCAAGCCACAAGCTCCAAGCTTGACAAGCCTATAGCTATGGGATAATATAATATAAAAAAGAAAGGATGATATGACAGTATTAAAAAAACACGATTGTAAGCAGCAGCTGCGTGATCAATGTAAACACATTGCAGAAACTATATCAACGCCGCTCGAAGATGTTCACGAATGGATGAGCGACGTTTATGATATAGAATGGATCACGAACCAGGACCACAGTTACAAAGCAGCCAGGCTACTAGTTGCAGGTGGTGGACCCAACATATGGGTCAATACTCAGACCCAAGAGGTCCAAGGATATTGGTGGGGAGATCACTGCACACATCGTTTCGAAGACAACTTAGGCTTAGACGAATATTTAGAAGAGATATATGCCAGTTCAAAGTAGAGATTACGGTTCAATATTGTACAATCATTACCTCTGGTGTCTCGGCGAAGGTCGAGACACTTCTTGGTTTCATCAACCCCAAGCCACAAGCGACAAGCTGCAAGCTACAAGCGACAAGCTACATGCGATCAACTCAGAACGATTCGTGGACAACGCCAAGCGTCAAGCGTCAAGCGGTACGTCAAGCAACAAGCGCTGAACGTGTTCCCAATTATTGTTTGTGAGGGAAGGTGTTTCCCTGTGATCTAACAGTAAACCGTGGATCGATTTACTCTCATAAAGTTTTATGACTCCAAGAGTAGTGTCTTGGAGCAGGATGAAATTACGTTTTGTCTTGGTCATGTGGAATAGTTTTTGATGTGGGCTAAATGATACTTTGTGAGTTTTAGAAACCTTTAGCTCTACCATAAAAAATCCGCATGAATCTTCGTATCCAAGCAAATCAGGCACACCAAAAGAAGCCCAAGATTCTAGTCTAGTCCAACTTATTTTTGGGGTATTCTGGCGGAGTAAACGCCATAGTTTCGACTCTTCTTTCATCGTACACCTTGTAAACTTGTTTTACGATTATACTGGTCCCATCTGGAACAGGGCTCTCTGCAGATGCACCAAATAATCCTAATATTACTAATAAAGTTTTCATCAATTTGACTTGTACGTTAGATTACGATATAAGTCAAGTATGGGACTTCCAAAGCAATTAACAGAACGACAGATCAAATTTGCAGAGTTATTGGTATATAACGAAGGTAGAAAGAGTGCTGCTGAAGCAGCATATGAAGCTGGGTATAAGACTAGACCAAGACAAGCTGCATCTGAATTACGTAATCCTAGAGTATCTCCTCTTGTAGTAAAATACATTGGTGAGTTAAGAGCAGAGGTGCAAGAGAAACACGACATCAATCTTGGTAGACACCTTGGTGAACTAGCCAAACTTAGAGATGACGCAATGAAAAAAGGTGCGTGGTCTGCAGCTATAAACGCAGAAGTGGCTAGAGGTAAAGCCGGTGGACTTTACGTTGATCAAAAACTTATATTGTCTGGTAATTTAGATAATATGTCAGAGAAAGAATTGGAAGCCAAGATGGCCAAAATTCTAGATGATCATAAAACATTAATTGATATTAGCCCAGAAGAGTCACAACCAAAATCAGAAACAAAACAGATCCCTGTATCCGATTAAAGAACTCGTGTGTTTTTACCCAAGCGCTTTTTATTAGTGCTAGGATTTTTCTTATTACTTCCATATTTTACTCCTTGTGAGTCGGGCCCTTTTACAGGCGGTATAGCATGCCATTTTACGTATGGCATATTCTTAGTCAAGGTCTTATTTTTCATAATAATATTGAAAGTATTATAATTAATATAGAGGTTGTAAATGATCCAATACCAAACCAAACTATTTCTTGTCTATAATACAAACTCCAAATATGGAATTTATCTAATAATTTTTTCATATTGTTATCTTCTCCATTTTTTTTATTATTGATCTAGGAAAACAATTACGATCAGAAAATACAGCAGACTCTGTGTCGTAAGACGCAAATGTCCACACGTGATTTTTATCTTTATCAAATATGTATGCCTGTGAAATCATAACTGCCGGTTTTAACTTTTTCATTTCGTCTACCTCTGCATGTCCTGCGTCACCGCACGGATCAACCCAAACTATTTTGTAAAAGTAATATTTCTTATTCCCAATAGTTGCATATTTATATTTAGATTTTTTACGTCTCTTAGGCATGTCTCATTATAAATCAAATATTTGGGCAAAAAAAGTTTTAAAAAAAACAAAAAGGGTCGCGCGCACCGGATACCAACTTTGATACTGTGCCACCTGTGCCACCGCAAAAAATTGCTCTGGCACAGCTATTATTCGCTTATACCAACACTTATAGCTCAAAAACACCCCTGTGCCACGTGTGCCACGTACTTTTTTTGGATAGAAAAAAAAATAATTGCTCTAGAATTTCTCTTATAGTGGCACAAGTCTTGCCATACTTTTGCCACAATAGGTTGTATTTTTGGTCTAAATTGTGTCCAAATTGTGTCCAAAATAAGAACACTCATCTAACTTTGTCTAAAAGTTGGGGACATAAATCTTTTTA